CGAGAGCCCCGCTATCCCCGTCCCCGTTCCATTCTTCGTGGTTTCCAGGACCGGAGAAATGCAGCCTGTCAGGACGTACAGGGTCACCAGCTCCCCAGAGTCTGCCCTGGTGGGTACGAATGAACTTGAGCATTGGAGGCGTACCCCCAAGTGGCTTGTAAGTATTCCCAGCTTCCTGATTATTCCACTTTACCGGTATTCGACCCGCTGCGGCTGAGTCAGTCACGGCCATAATCAGGTCATCATTGAAAACTTCGAACACCACACGGGACACGACCGTGGGAGCGGTAGCGGTGGCATCCTTGGCTAGCTCTGTCCATGAACTTGCAGCGGTGGGAGTCTTAAACCAGCATTGACTGGTAGCACCGTTATCCCACACCACTAGCCTCTGTGTTTTGGTGTTAGTCAAATTGGCCCAGTAGTCAAACCCGCCTACTAAGTCCTCCGCGCCTGTAATTGCCGCGTCGTCGTGGTACGCAAAGCCTTCGCGCTTCACCTTTGAGCCGTCGAGTTCGTACACGATATCTGTAGCCGAAGTGAGGAACTCTTTTCCTTTTGTGAAGTGCATAATGCCTTCGTCGGTACACGTATCCACCCCTTTCAGCCAAGGCAGCACTACAAATTCTCTTACGTGTGCCTCTTTCGGCATTAGTCACTCTCCCACCGTGGACCACGATTCCTTCGGAGCCTTCGGTATCTCTTGTTCAGCAACCAGTCCCGGTCCATTCCCATTTCCGTAGTCTGCGGAGCATTTTGACTTTTTCCAGCCATCTGAGTCAATTTACTCATGAACATATTCCAGTTTCTAGTGACTTCGGTGCCGTTACGCTCCCTGGCCCAGGCTCTGGAGCACCCGCCGTAAAACAACACGATTCGGTCCTCTACAGGCATCAAGGGCTCGTCACCATCAGCACTTAGCCTAGTAGCTTCCTGAACCCCGAGAACATGCATCGTATGTTGCGTCGTATCGCACGACGGGAACCACCTAAGCACCCGGTTACCGCTGCTGTCAAAGTCCCCTACGTTAAATAGGGTAGGGTGGCTATTGTAATCAGGTAATCTAGCCCGCATTTCATCGAACTTGGCGCTATTCACAGAATCCATGGGCCTGCCCATCTTTTCATGAGTAATTTGGGTAACTTCCTTCATGTCAGAGTCAAGCGCTAGATAATCTCTCCAAATTGCGTAACCTTCCGCAGTAACAGCGCCCCTGCGCCATGCGGAAGTAAGAGTAGCCGTCGCTACCCCGCCTGTGTGAGATGAAATTTTGATTACTTCCTGAAATCCTTCCACCTTAAACCAATATCCTGCCACCGATGAGGCCGGGGCTGAGGAAAACGTGATCGTGGTGGACCCGTCTGCAATAGTTACGGTGCCAGTAGTGATTTTAGCGTAGGTTTGAATGTCCTGGGTCTTTTCCAGCCACCACCATGCACGTGGTTTGTACGGGACTACCTCGTTGAGGTATATCATGTTGATGTCGCGCTTGATGCGCCCGATGGTCGTACCATCAGAAATCTGAACCTTGAGTTCTTCCGCAATGGCTGTGTAAATATCTTCAAAGTCAACTAATGTTACGGTAGCCATTACAGCACCTCCCCGGCTTTGGTCATGAATTCCCCATATAGCATCACCGAAGTGACATTCGTAAGCGTAGTAATATTGAACGTACTGGTAATTTCGGTACCCTCCATCCCAGAGAAGTCCACGTACCTGGATTCTATACCCTCGATCTTGAGATTGAAAATAGTTTGACCGGCTGCGCTAGTATTTTTGATTACCACAACGCTGTTCGCTGCACTTGGGGTAACCAGGACACCCCATATTCTTGGGCGTGCTGCGTCAACCGTTATATCCCCGGTAGCGTCAACGAAAATAATGTTTTTGGTCCTAGCATTAGCCAATTGATACCTCCACTTTCGCTAGTGAAAACACGTCCAGCGAATTTCCGGCAAATATGACATATGTGATTGTAGCAGAGTCTGTTGTTTCCCCATAGGGTCCAGTTGCCCTTACTGTGAAGGTGTATGTACCAGTTAGGGTAGGGATGCCAGAAATGACGCCTGTAGTGGCGTGGATGCTCAAGCCAGGGGGTAGGCTACCGGTCTGGATTGCGTAGCTTGCAATGGCCCCTCCCGTTGAGCTGGGGGTATTGTTCGTGATGGCCTTACCCCGCTTTGCCCTGGTAGACATACTGGAGTAAGTTAGTCCGGCAGGCACCTCGTAAATGTTGTACGTAATAGTCGGGGAATCATCATATTGACCCTCTAAACCAGTCCCTCGAATGGTAAAAGCATACGTTCCTACCGTGGTGGGGGTACCTGAAATTCTACCTGTAGTGGAACTTAAGGAGGTACCAGGAGGTATGGACCCGGTTTGAGTACCATAGTCACTAATTGGGCCACCAGTACTGGACGGATCGTTATTAGGGGCCATCGCGTCTTTGATTACGTTAACTGTAAGTGAGCCATAGGTAAGGCCAGCGGGCGCCCAGCTGGTAATGTCATCCGAAAATTCAATCCAGGGGTCACCGGTGGTATCACCGTCACCCACCAGATCAGATCCAGCGTCGTCGCCGATCTTGAGCCCATAAACCCAGTCGCGAAGTACATCAAAACCAGAGTTGTTTGACAACCCTATCTCAATTACAAGATAATCCCCGGCGGTGGAGTCATTACTCGTAAGGCCGGAAGTGCCGGTTTCCTCTGAAACGTAGGTTGTGCCGTCAATTACACCGGCGTCGTCACTTAACGCCAAAAGAGTATAACGAGTAGTTTCATCAGGTTTAATAATCCTGACGCCTATTGTGGAGTTAAGGCTGATAGTACTATTTTCTGAATATTTGAAGTTTGACCCAACTGTTCCCGAGATTGTTTGAGCACTCAAAGGTCCGTAAATGACCTGCAATAAAAAATTCTGAGCCCCGCTAAGCCACTGAAAATTCGCAGTTTCATCAACAGTTGCCGAAGCCGTGCTAGCCTTGCTCTTTACGGCTACGGCCCTTCGCGAGCTACTACCGTTACGCTCCCACGAAGCGGATATAGAAGGCGTGATGTCGGTCGAGCCTGTTGATTTTATGTAAAATCTAGTAGCCATAGTGCATCAATAGCAGTGATATGGCCAAAAGCATATATGTAAAAACACAAAGCCTGACCATAATCTTGTGTCTATGGATATAATTTTTATTTGACTCCTCCAAATCAGGTAATCGACGCTCTGCAAAATCGAGCTTAAGTCGCAGCTCTTCAATCTCCTTCTTTTGCTTTTCCATGAACCGCTTCGCGGCGCGTTTATCTATATACCGCTTTACCTTGGAGGGGTCTGTATCCTTGAGGTAAATCATTGCCATGGTTTACACCCTCTTAACTGCAACACCTAAACACCTAACATCAGTTACAGAGGCTGAAAGCGTAACTGTCCAGTTAGTATTCACCGTAGTTTGTGGTATTGGTACCGGGAATGGAATCACTGCTCCGCCGTTTGCAGCTAGTGCTACTGAGAAAAGCACCGTGCCCGCAGTAGTGTCCCTGATGTCGGCTCTAACCGCTGTGGCAGAAGTGTTAGTCAGCATCAAAAATGCCAAGTCATGGAAAATGGATGCAGCCGCAGCTACCAAGGTAGTTTCCGTCGTATTGGTAAGTGTGCAGTTTCCTTTGATTACCAGTTCACGAGGGGATTCTGTGACTACTAATCGTCCCGCCAAATCAAAGTAGGCGTTCACCCTGTCATTATTTGCAACACTTGTTGGATTTGCATTCTTGGCAATACCTCCAACCTTGATGGGGTTACCTGAATCTGCACCATCGTTGGCCACGTCCCCGGCCACGCCTGGTAGGGTCAGCACGTCAACCTGGTACTCATTACCTGACACGGCATTATCCAAAAGTTGAATGGCAGTTTTGATGGCCGCAATGTCCGTTTCCACTGTGCCCGGAAGAGTAACAATATCCACGTTGCCGATGTTATTATCACCAGCAGAGATACCGCCTACCACCGTCCATAGCTGGCGGCTCGAGGTCATTCGAAGGTACCCGATGTCACCCTCATCAACTGAGTCAGTAGCGGCGTCATCCATCACCGCGCCGAATGGCATCACTTTGCTTCCGACTGCGAAAGCGGCATCATCCGTTGCCACAAGATCGTCGAGAAGTTGTGCCGCAGTCAGTATGGAGGCAAGTGTGGCTTCTGTTGAAGCCCCGGTCGGAAGCGGAAGAGAAGCAGCACTGACTGGTTGTATGGCTTGCCAGAACGTGCCTGACACCGGCTGTGTGGCCTGCCAGAAGGTACCCGATACGGGTTGTGTAGCTTGGTAAAATGTGCCTGAGACTGGTACGGCGGTAGCTCTGAGTTCTGCATCAGTTAACCCCGATGCGCCCGACACCATCTGAATGACATCAACCTTGATGGCCTTGGCCCCGGCTACGTCCGAGATACCTGCGACCACACCGCCGCTGTCCACTATCTGGGTTTTCTGGGCACCACTGGTTTGGTTGGAAGCCGATGCGTCCCCTCCCATCGAAACGTCCGATGCAGTAACTTTGACTGGAATGCTCTTTACCCCGGTAACGTCAACCAGGTCCAGCAAGTCTGTGCCGTCACCAATTGCAATGGAGTCATTTGCGTGGCTGATGTCAACTGCCTGGGCTGTAGCGAAGGAGGCGATTACCGTGCCGTGCTTGCGAATTTTGAAGGCCACGTCCCCTCCTTATTTTCTAATCCATGCCGATATCCTGAACTCAGCAGCGTCCGTACTAGAATCCACGTAAATCTCTGCCAGGTCAAATTGTTCCTGACCCTTGGCGCTGGGGGGACCGTCAATCTCCACCACGTCTGAGGGTCCGAACTCCTGACCGTTGGCACTGGTAACAGAGTCATCCCCAATGTATTGATATCCTGTGTTGGTTCTTAGGGATTGTACAGAGGCCCCGTACACCATCATAGGTGAGTCAGACAAAGGCTTTCTTTGCCCTGCAGTTTCCACCGTCACAACTTGTATGGTTTTGACTTTTACTGCCATCGCCTACTCCACGTAGACGAATACCTCAGCAGATGCCCCACTTAAATCAACGTGAAGTATGCCTGAGTCTACTATTGTGCAAATCTGGCTTTCATCAGAGGTCTTAGCCAGCGCGGTTAGGCTGTAAATAACAGTACCAGAGGAATTCAGTTCCCTAATTGACGCCGTTGAATCCGCCAAAGCTGTCACTAGTCTGACACCCTTGATCTTCAACCGTTTCTGGCCAGAATCAAAGGTGTCATTGTCTTCAGTGAATTTAATGATGCTGCGTCCTGTTACGGCCATTATCTCTCCTGAACTGCTAACCAATAGTCCATATGTGCCGAATGCGTTCCGGTAGCATTACCGGAAATATGCATAAACGCTGGCCCCAGCGTGATTGCTGCGATTGCGGAAGGAATAGCCTGCGTGGAAACAAGAGCCCGGTTCACGTAGAACCGAATGTGGCCACCATCAGTCCTGAATCCTAGTTTCACAAAAGTGTCATCCGCCATGGATGAGCTGAGTACCGTTCGAGTCGGAGTTGTATCATCGTCAATTACCGTGTTGATGGTAGCCAGTCCATCTACCAGCTCGAAGCCTACGCGTGCAATACCGTCAACAATCACAGCTTCCGGGTTGGTTGCGAAGTTCTCGGCTAGCCCGATGAACATCTCACCCTGGTCAGCATCAGACACTTTGACTCTGGCTTCAAACCAAAGTTTTTTACCCGACTTAACCAAAAACGAAGTCTGAACCATTTGGATGGATGAGCCGTTATTGTCCGTAGTAGCGGCAGAAGGGAGTTTCAACTGCCCGTTTTCTAGGTCCGTACCGAGTAAAGGCTCTTGTGAGGTGTCTACAACCGTACCAAGATAGGTGTCTGTGACATTGATTACGCTGGTTACGAAGTCATCAAAAAATACGGCGTAGTCGCAGAGCTGATCCACCCCGATAGGCATCTTCGAGAACAAAGCCCGGGGCCTATCAAACCCCCCTAAATCTGGATTAATGTGTGGTCCCGTGCTTTTCATATTTACCTCTCTTGCGCAACTAGAATGTAGTCACACGCAATCGTATCAGCAGCCGCTGCACCAGCAATGAACCCCATACTCGGCGTTAGCAAAGAAGAGGGGATGTTCGCTGCAGTAATCGTGGCTTTCTTGGTGCGGTTCACATAGAAGTGAAGGTCCGTACCGTCGTAGAGCATCGAGAGCACAATGAACGTGTCGTCCACCGCACTGACCCCAGTGCTTTCCGAAGAGGCCAGAGCCGTACCTGCCTTTGCCAGAATGACCGCGCTACCTTCCGCAATTCGGAAGCCAGCACCTGTCGCGGCATAAACCGCTTCTGGGTCCGTGGCATGGTTTTCAACCAGCCCCACAAAGAAGTCCACATCGTCAGCGTCGAGCACGGATACCCGTGCTTCAAACAAGGTCTTCTTTCCAGCCACGAAAGAGAAGGTTTCGTTGGCCTGAATCGAAGCCCCGGCATTGTCCGCAGCTCCCACGTTGGAGAACTCTGCGATACCGAACAAAGCGTCTGCTTTAATCAGAATGGTGCCAGAGGTGTCGACGATCTTGGTCCAGTCATTGGTGGCGTCAATTGCAATCCCAGTGAAGTCCTCGAAGAAAACCGAGTAGTCCATCAGGAGTTCAAGGCCCACCGGAAGACCGGCAAAGATTTCACGGCTCGCAGAACTAGACCTTGAGTCAAAAACCAAAGGGCCTGGAATTGTCTGTGACATTGATTACGCTCCCTGGGTCGCAATACACCCGTAGGCGTGTAGCCATCCCATTGCTTCACGATACCGGCTCTTGTACAGAACCGAGTCATTAAGGAATCCAACTGCAGGTCCACCTGCTTTGGTCACGATGCCTTCGCGCTCAATAATGGTCAAGCCCGTGTCGGACTTCTCACCCATCATGGTCCACCCATCCTCATCGGTAAGGTGCGGACTGGAAACAACTTCGATACGGTGCCGGAGCAACGAATTCAGGTTGTTATCGTTGGAGTCAGGCTTGCCAGTCGATCCAAAGATTTCCTCGGCGTAAGCCTCGTTTGCCGGGTGCACCAGAACCTTACGGGGTTTCAGCTTGTACTTAATGCCCGTATCACCCACGAACGCCGTGGAGAACAGGTACCGCGCCGTCTGAGCCGAAGACTCTGACAAGTCCGAAGCCACCGGAAGCACGTTCGAGTATGTTCCACCAGAGGGGAGCGTGTGTGAGGCCGAGAATGCAGCCACACCGTCCGGGGTCGTTTCAGTTGAGAACCCGTTATTGATGAGGTTTACAAAAGCAATCTCCCGAGATTCCTGAGCAGACCGGGCCAGCTTCTTCAACAGGTCAGCCAGTTCATCGAACTTGCCATCGTTGATGGCCTCTTCGGAAATGCTGATGCCCAGGCCGTATTTGTTAATTACCAGCGTCTTGGATGCACCCTGCTTATTGGTCACGAAAGTGTAATCTTCACCTTCAGAAACCTGCACGAACAGGTCAACGTCGTGCGTAGCAGTCATCTGCCAGATATCCCTCGAAGTGCTTTTCACATTCGAGAGCGACCCACGAATACCTTCGTGCATCGGGAGTTCGTGGCGAAACAGGAACTCCAACGCTGGCAACATCCCGCTGCCGTATAAATCACCAAAATTACTTTTGACAAATTGTGGACCCATACGCCTTTACTCCTTAACTAAACTCTTAAACCGTAGCTGTTCCAGTTCCACCCTTGAGCTGGTGGTTATTAATTGCAACGATCACTTTCACGTCGGCACCTGGTACGTTATCCCCAGCCGCTGCACGGAGGTAGCCCAACGTGCGGAAAGGATAGGTTGCCGTACCGACTTCTGAACTATCCAGAACTGCCCGAGAAACTTTGTAGGTCGTATCCGGGGAGGCTGCGACAAATGCATGGGTCTGCCCCAAGTCAGCATTATCGTCCAGATCAGCTTCATCTGCTTCCGCAATGAAAAGCTGATCAGGGTGATCGGCAACAAGGATTTCTTTCCCAGCCGCGCTGGCATAACCGATGGCCACACCGATTAAAGCCTGCTGAGCAGTCGCGCAAATAACACGGGCATACATGTCCGTAGTATTCGCGGCGCCTACGTCAAGCGTAACCGGGTCACCCGGATAGATAGCACCCGCCGAACGGTACGGCGTAACGCGAAGTAATTCTTTGAAAGGTTTAAAACCCGTGGGTCGTGATACGTTTGCCATACTCTAAAACTCCTTCACCGATTTTTATCGTAACCTTGAATAATTCTAGTATTACCACCAAGCTTGCGAGCTTGCCCGTCTAACTCATCCGCCACGTTCTTAGTATACTGCGTGAGAGCCCTACTTTGCTCATCCCGCTGGCGGCGCTGGCGTTCCGCAGATTGCTTGGTTTTCACAGCCAAAACCATGGAACCTTGACGAACCAAACCGTCGGCGTCTGCAAGTGACTGAATTCCTTGTAGTCTGGGGTCTTCCGATTGGCGCTTGTATACTATCCACCCTGCCCTGGATCGACCACCGTTCAACTTCGCTTTCTTGAAATCAATGAAGCGGTACTCCAAACCATGAGCATCTAATTCTTTTTTGAGTACCGAGTCAATATCGTATTCACTCTGGGTATCTTCATAGATCGGGTTCAACTTAGTTTTACCTTTGTTTTCACTTTCAGTCACAAATTCCCCCTTTTACCGATACTTAAACGCTGATTCATCCTGATCCGCATTAAACCGCGCAGAATTCTCAGATAATTCCTTTAGGTTTTGTTGGCCCAACTTCGACCGGGGATCAACGTCAATCCCCATAACCTTCGCAAAGGTAACAATCTCAGGAGTAAGCCTAGACCGAGAAGACTTGGAAGGCAGCGCCGGATTAGTGCCCCCCGAAGGCATCGTCCACGACGGGTCTTCTGCCGGAAGGGTAACGGGCCTGGCACCAATTACGCTTGCGGCCTCTCTCACGGCCAGTTCGTATTTAGTCGGCTCGTCTATCCCGGGATTTTCTACCGCGATGCGTGAGTAAATAGTGCGGGCTCGATTCACCAGCTCGGACCCTTCCTCAGCCAACGAAGGGAAGTCTTTGACAAGGCGTTCCATGCGGCGCTTCACACCGTCTTCAAAATTCTTTTCTATCTTCTGTCCTTTGTTCACAACCTGCGCGGCCTGTCTTGCCGCCTGGGCTGTGATAGCCTGAAGAATCAGCTGATTTGGGTCCACCTGGTTTCCGTAATCATCACCAGTTGGTGCCCCTGCCATTGGTGTCGATCCACCATCATCATCCTCGTATACCGGCTCTTGGTACGGGTCTGGCCGCGCCTGCATTTGCATCTGCATACGCTGGATTGCCGCACTATTTGCGTCGAGCTGTTGTTTCAGTTTTCGTTCGTCTATTGCCATGTGATTCTCCCTCTTCTTCATCACTGTACCGTATGTTGTTCAATTGTGTAAACAAAGCATTTTGCAAGGACACTGCCCCCTGCACTGCCAAACGCTTACCAAGTACCACGAATGCCGCCTTTTCCGCATCTTCCGGGATAGGCACAGTCACCAGTTCCCGCTGCATCCTTTGGACGATTTCCTCAATAATGTTAAATACATGAGTCATTCCATTGTGACGCAAAACTTCCACCAATGCTTCTTTTTCTTCCGGCCCCATAATCCCCCTTACTGAGTCTGTTTAGGATTCGCCATTCCGGGCACTTGTTGCCCCGAGTTAGCCTGTATTGACTGGTTCAGATTGCTTCTTCCGATCTGAAAGTCATTATAGGCATTCATGCCATTATTTGGCAATAGCGGTGGCGACCCCGGGGCTATGCCACCTCCCGGACCCATCCCGTTGAACATTTGTTGCTGAGCCTGCTGAATTTGTCCTGCCTGCGCCTGCATGGATTCGAGCATAGCCTGATGCTGTTCTTTTTGCGACGACACGGCGTTTAGCGAGTCAGAACTGTACAGCTGTTCAACACCCTCTTGTTCGGCCAGTGCATCCGCCAGTTTGATGAATGCCTCGTGTTCCATTTCCGGCATAACATCAATCTTCTTTCCTGCCAGAAGTCTTCGTAATTCTTCCGCTGCCGTAAGAACACGCGAACTCTGGAGGTTCGATTTCTTGATAAAGCGCGAGTAGTCCCTACGTCCAAGGGCCTGTAAATAATCTTTCAGTGCTTCAAACACGTTGTCAGGTTCAATGATGCCTATCTGCATAAAGAAAGGGTTCATGCATTGAGCAAGAACCTGCTGGGTCTGCTCTAAAAGAATCATTCGATTTGAGTTTGCTGATGTTGCTTCCAGGATGAAATCGACACGAGATTGGATGTCTGCTCTGTTAACTCTATCGAAATACTCCCTACCATCCGTCCCTGTGACACGAAATTCTGTACCGTCAGGCATACGTTGCTGGAGCATTCCCCACATAAGCCTAAGAGCTTGGCGCCACCCCCGCTGCATTCGCTTGATAAAGATGTCCAGGTTGGCTGAATTTTCAGAAACAAGGGCAGAGACACCAGTAGCCGTTCTAGCGACTCCCTGCCGCCCAAGTGTGGCGGTGTTGATGTCATTAATCGCAGTAAGTCTTTCAACATACTGCATGAGAAACATTTCTTCTTGCTGAAAGAATCCACTTCTATCTCCTAAGTTCGGAAAAAATACATGGGACTGGGGGTCATCAACAGGAATCATGTCCCCCGGCTTAATCTTCAGCTTCACCGGGTCCATACCCGATGCTGCGCGATAGAACCCGAACGGTTGCGCCGCGAGCATTCCAATGTCAGCCTTGACATTGTGGATGAAGTCCATTTCCACTGACAGAGGAAACAAAATTTCAAGTAGCCCCATCGCGTAGCCATGACCTTCACGCGGGATGAACTCAATATTCACGAACGGACGTTTACCGTTCTTGAAAATTCTATGCGCATAGGTAGCGCGTAGTTCCTTACCTGACTTGGAGTCTACCCACACTACTAGCGCCTCATTAAGCCCATCGTTATTGATGTCCATTTCCAGGTGGGCCTCAAGGATTTCATATTTGCTCAAGTCCTCTTCGATGTCTAGTGTGTTCACACCAGAATTCAATTCACGGTCCTGAGCGATGTTCATGCCCTCTTTGCCAGCCTCAGCATGGGGACCACCACCAACAATCTCTTTTACAACCTCAGCGTCAAACTTGCCCTGCATGGCGAATGAGTTTAATTCATCAGCGTTGAACCACTCACGATGAATGACAGCATCGCAGAGCTGAATATCCCTACCCCCGATGATTGCAATATCCTTCTTTTCCACATACTCGAATACTGGACCCTCGAATACTTTCTCAGTAACGGGCTTCTCGATCTGGGTTTTGATGATTGAAGGGGATTCCACTTCCTCGATCTGGCCTGATTCTGGGTCAATGACCACTTCCCATTTGGACGGGCCTTGCACATACTCGTCGGTAACATCCACGTACCTGGTGAACTTGCGGTCCCAACGAAGCTTTAGACATCCAGAGCCGAACGCACACCAATGCCATAGCCATCGGTCCACTACGTCTTCCACGCCCTCGTTGTAATTGCACCAGTCTGTCAGGGTCCAGCGCATCAGACCATAAACCATTTCCACGTCATCCTGGTAGGCTTCCTGCATGGCGCGAACCGCGAACGGGGGGTCCACCGAAAACAGGGCCTGATACATACGCGCATGGAAAGTTTTCAGGACAATCATGGGCATTGGGATATGGAGGTTGGCTTCCCCGTCGTAATCCAGCTTGATATCGTCAACGTACTCGTCCCAGTTCTGAAGCTTTTCCATCCGCTCTGTGTAATCGGAGATATTGGTATTATGGGAGCGCCACATCTTGATGATCTTGAGCCCTACCTGTTTCTCCCGGCACTTCTCCATGAGGTTGGATACAACTGCGTCACGTAGCTGAACCTTGTGTTCCTTTCCAAGGGGTTCGCCTTTGGACCGAAACTGTAACTGCTCTGCATCGTTTTGAATAATGGCCATCAGTCTTTACTCCAAGGTCTTGGCTTACCATCTGATTCGTATTCCCTGGGGGAGTTCGCGTAGCGCCTTCGTAATTTGCCGCTGAAAATCTTATCTTCCCCCAGCTTATCAGGCTTTATGGAAATCCCATACTTAACACACATCAGGTAATCACAGTCAGTACCTAAGGGCTCTTCTTTGATGTCCTTACCATCTGCAGCCGCGCCCCTGTGTTCATCCCACACGTAAGACTCGAAATTGTCTATAGTTTTTATGCAATCCTCGAAAATATGAAACCGGCCACGTTCTTGACCACTACGGTCGGCTTCTACTCTGAGCCAGTCCCGCATATCCTCAATCCACTCATCATCTTTTTTTTCTTTGTTCGTGGTGGGTCTGATGCGAACCTTCGAGCCCATCTCCCTGGACGTATCGTTGAACAGGTCGATGAAACTCTTACGTTTCTCTTTACCCTTCCCCTCGTACATCTTGATGGAGCCGAAGTTATCGCAGATTCCTGCCTTCACCGAATACGGTTCACAGGCACGAATGAAGAACTCAGCCGCCTTCTTGCCTGCCAGTGAGGTTTCCAGCTCCCGGATGACATGGATTTCCTTGTCGCGGTCAATTCCTAGAAGCACTGCGACATGGTTCTTTCTGAGGTGGGGGTCCATTGCTAGAATAACTGGCCATGACTTTGGCCACACAAAAGACTCTTCCACGTGGTGGTCCCGAAAGAAAGTATCGAAGATGCGCCCTGACAAGAATTCGAACTCCCCATACACGCGGGTCTTGAGTTCTTGTTCTGTGTACCGCTTCTTCCATCGTTCAATGGTTTCCGGGTCCAGGTTCATCAGGTTGTCAAAGGTCGTGCCAAAGAAACACTCGATATCCGGGTCTTGCGCGAACTTCCAGGGCCTGTAAATCTCCCGGTACATCCAAGGCGAGTTCCGGCCCCTGGGGGTACCGGCAAAAGCTATCCAAGGCTTCATGTCCTTTTCGCGCATACCGCGAAGCAGCGCGATATAAATAAACCTAGGGGGTGGTTCGTCAAAGATTACAGCCGCACACTCGATAGACTCCCACTTGTCTTCGAGCATTTCATGGGTCATGAATACCCAATTCGATCCGTTTGGGAAAATAATCTCTACGGTGTGGGAGCGTCCGTGCTTGAGTTTTTCGAGGTTGTTTGGGTCATACCACCTTTTCTTTTTGAGCTGGGAGAGGTAGACCGTATCCGCCTTAGCCGGGTCATCCAGCACGATGATAGTGGTGTTGGGGATTCGTGAAGTAGGTCGATAAGGGTGTGTTCCCAACGAAGTCCAAATTGCCTCGTTGATACAAGCCGTGGTTTTGCCAACGCCGTTACCAGAGAATAGTGCCCTGATAAATGCCTGACTGCGGTGGAACTTAGCTTGGACAGGGTTTTCAACATAAACTAAATCAGGTGAGTTCTGCTTTTCTGTTTCCTCAGCCAGCTCCACCAGGTCAGCCAATTCAGCCGGGTCAAGCTGCTCTAAAAATTCCCTGGTGAGAATCAGGTCTTTAATCGGTCGGTTCTTCTTCATCGACATTTTTAATTACCCGACCGGTCGTGTCAATAATCTTAGCGTCCAGCAGTTTTTGAATGGCTAGGGCTGCTAGCTCCCGTTTATCCATCTTGCCATAGCGTGTCACGTTATCGACCCGCTGTACAGCAGTTCCTTCGTGCCGGTCGAGTGTATCCCGGATGGCCCGTTGGGTACTAGTTGAATCCGGTCGGCCAATTAGACCGGCTTGAATCATTCTTGCTTGCATTAGCGGAGCAAAGGCTTTCCTAATTTTGTCTGGGGGCCAGTTTTCCAAAACCATCCTTTTCAATTGGGGCATTATGTTTTCATTGAACAGATCGAATTCAGCTAGTGAATCAAGATTACGAGCCATTCTTGATTCCGCTAACCCTCGCGAGTCAGAATTGTTCTTACTTTTTGACTGTCTACCATTTCTAGCCATAAAAACACCTCGGAAAGTATAGCGTTGCCCCCGATCCCCGACCGAGCCTCATCAAGGAACGGGGCCATTGTGCGAGGGAGGGAACTTTATTCAGAATATCATTCCTTAT